ATGGTCCACCCACACAACGAACATGTAACACAAAAACAACAAGCCTATGCCAAAGTTGAGGCTTGGTATGTCATCTTCACTGTGTATCCACTCGTCACGCCTCTGCCAGAATTCCTCTAGTCGCAGGAAATCTGAAAAGGGGCTTTGTCTTGCCAAGCGTCTGAGAGTGGATAGGTCACCAGGCATCCCGGCATGGACGTACAAGTGGCGTTCCATGATAAACTCTTGGTCCATGTGTGCTCGGCGGAAATCGGAAGTATCTGCGCCTTTATCCTCCGATTTAAGGGCGAAGGCAGCCCCCACTCCGGCCCAACGCTCAAGGAGCCTGGCACTAGCTGTCACTGACCCATCCCACGCAACTATATCCTCCTTAAGACCCTGCCAAAAGGTGAAGAGATTCTCACGCAAAGAAAGGCCTTCCCTATCAAATGGGACTGAGTCACCCTCTCCGGTGTACATCAACCGCAGGACATCCTCGTACTTTCGTGGTCGAACCTGGGCCATGTATTTCCGGCCGGACTGGCGTTTGCTCAAGCGTGGAGCCAATTGATCTTGTAAGTAACGCCAAGCAATGGCATGCAAGTCCGGGTGGTGGGCACAGTTGTCCAAGAGTGAAACCGTTTTTGCCCAACGTGTACGCAGGTCGCTTCTGCCTTTACAGTCTGAGAATTTCATGACCAACCGTCCCTTATCATGTATTATCGCCACGGGTGGTGCATGCCCAATAACTTCCTTGACATGTAACAGGTCGGACTCTTTTGTAGAAAACCATTTAGCTAAGAAAGAGATGTCTGAGAGGGAATCAGAGGCCGCTTCCAGTTTGACATGGACACCCTTTGTGGCTAGGTAATCCTGCAGCACCTCTGGCCCAAAGACAGACCTAGGTAAACTTGTGGAGTAAAAGTTGTCGTCAGCAAAGTTTGTCAGCTTCACGGCCTCGTAAAACTCCGCTAACGGCCGCTTTGTTTGCATCCTCCATGCATCTAAAAACATCACCTCAACATAAGAAGTGTTGGTAGGTGTTGTAGTAGCGTGGCCGGTGCTTGCACCTTGTGTTTTGAATCGAGACCTTCCGGTGTAAATGTCGACCAACCAAGAACAGTACAGGTTTTCAGCTGCAACATCCAGGAGCTCACAGATTTGGGTGTACTGTGGGTGGCCTTCGAACCCTTTCTTTCTCAGTCTGGTTACCACATCATAGTAGTCCCAGCAAAGGCGGCTATCAAGCGCTGTCACATCTGAAGCGTAATGGTGTTTGAATGGCAGGTGCGCCTCGGCTTGTTTTGACATCCCACCATGTTGGGGGGAGACTCCCAGGCTTGAGCCTGACATGGGATTGACCCTCTTTGCCATGTCCCCCTCTACGGCCACTTGAGTGAAATACGACAGGATGTCTTGTGCGATCACGGTGCGTATCTTGGATTTGTCTTTGTAGGATGAGGGCA